TATCATCTTATAAAAAGCCGCCGTTGGAAGCGGCGAAGGAGGGAAAATATGATGCAATCAAAACAGAAGAACTTGATCCGCTCGCAAGAGGATTCCAAGAAGCAGTTAAAAGTAGAAGAGGTAGTAAACTTAACCTCGAAACGGAAGGGATCATTGCCGGGCGCATGTTCTATGCGAACGACGCCAAAAAAAATGGCTTGATTGATTCGGTTGGTACTAGAGAGTTTGCATTGAGAAGAGTGAGAGAATTGCGCAGAGATGCGTATGTAAACGAATATATTAATTCAAAAAGTGCATAATTATGTTTGAAAAAGTAGTTGCTGCCGTATTTGGATATTTGGGAATCTCAGCTTTAGCTAAAGACAAGGACGGAAAATCCTCAATGAGTAAAGAGCAGGAGACTAAACTGGAAGATAAATATGGAAAAAAATTCGTCGAGGAGTTCAAAAAGGATCTTGCCGATTTCGAAAAGGAGGGGAAAACTGCAGAGAGTGTGGTAACAGAAGAACTTCTGTCTGAAATGGAGGTTGAGAAAGGGAAAAATGCGAAAGAGTTGAAAGAGGCTCGTGAACGTATTGCCAAACTGGAAAAAGAGAAAGAGGAAGCCGATGCCATAATCGCTAAGTTGGAAAAGGAAGAAACAGCTGATGCAGGAAAGGTTGTAACAGGAACAAATGCGGATAATATGGGAAAGACTTTTAAACCGGACATGAATCTGTCGCATAATAAATATGTTGATGCTATTTATTATGGAAGACCCGGTGCTTCTTATTCAGGCAATACAACTATTGAAACTACCGAACTGCAAAAAGAATTTGGTAAGTATGTAAATAGTGAACGTCTTGAAATCCTGCAAAGTTTGATGGGAAAGACCGAATCTACGCAGTATATGTCCACCATCGCTACCGATAAAGTGGAGGTTCGTGCACAACAGGCAGCAATTGATTCGGTATTACAGCAGTTTACTCCCCATTGGACGCCCAAAGGAAAAACTAAATTTACTCCGCTTACCATTAAGAATTTCAAATGTAAAATTAACGTTGCTATCGTTCCATCTGATGTGATGGAGGATATCATCGGATATCTTTATGATGAGAACTTGAAGCCGGAAGATATGCCGGTTGTAAAGTATATCTTAAATCAACTTGTGTTCCCTAAGTTGGACGAAGAGCGTGAGGTTGCTTTGGCTACAGGTAAGTTTGTAGAGTCTAAAGCTGTGAAAGACGGTGATGATGCAACAGAAGCCAATGAAGTTATGGATGGGTATGTCACTCAACTTGTAGCATTGAAAGAAGCGAATAATAAAGCTATTACCTGGTTGCTCAATGGCGAGAAGCTGTCGGATGAACAGCTGGTAGATCAGATCGACAAGGCGGTTGAAGAGGTTAAACCGTTATACAAAAAGAAACAGATGTTTATTCATGCCGATCCGGACATTGTAACGCGCTATGGAAAAGCATATCGCAAGAAATATCCTTGGTTGAAGAATGAAGATGGAGAAAAAGTGAAAGTCGATTTCTCTAAATTCACATTTGCTCCACTTGAAGGTATGCGTGGTACCGGAGTTTTCTTTATTACTCCAAAAGAGAACTTCAAACATTTGCGTAGTAAGGACCCACAAGCTACAAAAATTTGGATGCAAGGAGAAAACTATAAGGTGAAGATTTTTGCTGAATGGTGGGAAGCAACTGGATTTTGGATTGCTGAAGCTATTTTCGCATATATTCCACCCACAGAGTCAGGAGCGTCTGTCTCCGAAGCTGGTGGGCTTTAAAAAATAAAAGGAGGTAAAATTATGGCAGAATCAGTATATCAGTTTGTATCGGTTCCTAAGAAGACATCGAATGCAGGACGCCCGAAAGGTAAAAAGGCGTATATTGTCTATTTCCGCTGGAATGATGTAAAGACATACAACCGTGATGAAAAAGGAGTACGTGTTAAGGAATTCGCTTTGGCAGATGGGAAAAAGCCGATTGCAGTCTATGCAACCGACTCTACTATTAACATTTATCACACAAGCGAAGGAGAAGACGATGCGCGTGGCTTCATTCATCATGTAGATTATGAGCATCCGGGAACAGAGGTTGAACACGATGAATTTGTAAACAACAATATCAATGAAGATTTAGGAGCTATTGTTTTTGGCTGCTCAGGTGATGATGCAAAGATAGCAGGTACTCCCTGTACTCCATTGAAACTCACAAAAGCAGATTCACAGGATAACAAAGAAGGTGATAAAAATACGATCAACTTGGCAAGTTCACTGCGTGGGGCTACAATTGGACATATTGCCAAGAGCCTTATTCCGGCTACAGACAGTGAGGAAATCAATGCTATTTTAGGATTGGCTGGTAGTGCGTCAGGCTCATCTAAAGGAGGTCTATAAATAAGTTTGTTTGTTGTGTTGAGAAGAGGTGCATATCCATATTGGATATAGCACCTCTTTTTGTGTCCTTTTGCCTGTATTGGGATAATGGTACTTTTGTGTATCAAAAAATAAGAATATGAGAACTAAAAAGGAAGAAGGAAAAAAAGTGGAAGCTGATTCAGTAAATAATCAGGCTTCTAGTGTGGAACAAGATCAGGCTCCAAGCGGGGGACTGGCATCTCAAGAGAATTTAGCCATACTGGATCATACAACGGTGGTAATTCCTTATGTTAAAAACAAAGCACAAGGGAATGAGTTGAAAATGGCATTGCGCTCTTTTGATAAATTCCTGCGTTTTGGTGTTAATGTTGTCATCATTGGCGACCGGGAGGAATGGATGAGTGATGTTGTTACAGTCATAGAACATGAATGTGTGTCAGATAATCCTCAGATTGATGTACTTGAAAAATTAAAATTGGCTATTGCTGCCGATGAAGTTACTGATAAATTTATTTGGTCCAATGATGATATCTACCTTGTAGCTCCGGTAATGCTGGCTCATATTGAGGTACCTAAAAATAAAGGAATCTTGCGTCCAGAACTATATAAAGGCATTTATAGGGATAATATGGAGCGTACAGTTGCATTGCTGGCAGATTTTCCCAAATTAGATTTTGGAACACATACTCCTGTTGTTTACGAAAAACAGAGTCTTGTAGATATGTTTGAAAGGTTCCCGGAATTGAATACAGGTGGTTATTTGATCTCATCTGTTTATTTTAATACTCTCTTTCCAGAGTTCGATCCTATTTCTTCTATCGAATTGAACTGGCAAAGCGATAACATTGCATTGTCTATCGTATCCAAGCAACCGGATCACAAGAAATTTCAGGAACTGGTATCAAAGAAAATATTCCTGAATAACGCAGAAAGTGGATATTCTGACTTTCTAATGAAATATTTACTTGAAATGTTCCCGGATAAATCCGAATTTGAAGAGTGAAAGAGATTGTAATCGCTTGGCTGAAGAATGGAGCAAATGCTCAAGAAGGAATACGCTTGATGGAACAGTCGGGCGTATCTCCATTAACGTTGCGTCTGGTTCGTTCCAACCCTTCCGGCAATAAGAGAATGATGGTTGCATTTCTTTGCAAGAAATACAATATTAATCAGGATTTTACGACAAACTGGAAAGAAACAGAGATAACATTCAGCCGTAAACCCAAGTCTTTTCGGGAAGAATTTTCGTTTTTAAACGAGAAATCATGTCCGGTGGAGTTGGAGGCACTTGCTTCCCGGAAATTTTCACGATATCATGCATACGTTGAATTACATTCTCAACTCCGCGATTGCACTGATTTGAATCAATGTACTTCTGTTAGCAGACAATTAATAGACAGTTATATTGAAAACCGGATGATATGGGATGAACTGAATTATTATCAGCAGAATAAGTCTTTATTAGGGAAGCATCCGATTTTTAATGAGTTTAAAAGGAGAAAAGAACTATTGGGACTACCGATAAAAGAACTTGTAAAACGCCAAAAACAGATAGAAAACAATATTTGGCGGGTAACTAACGAATTGAATAAAGGAGATAAGCCGCATTTGGATATCGAACGACGGGAAAGACTGGCTGGTTACAAAGCTGAATTGGAAGAGGTGAACCGATTACTTGAATGAGTCTATGGCGAGAATGCAATGGAAGAACAATATGTATTTTTAAAAAGTAAGGAAGTCTATGAGTTTCGTTGCGGACGAATTGGTTAAGTGGAGAGAAAATCCGGTATGGTATGACAGGATTAACTTTGATGAATATGAAAAGCTGGCTGCTATAGGGTATACTCCTAAGCAAATAGCCATGTTTTACAATATTCCTTTGAATGATTTTGAGTGGTATTTCAATTTGGTTGGTTCTCCACTGAAATATCATTATGAACGTGGACAGTTGATACAACAGGCTAAGGAAGGATTATCAATGACAGCCAGTGCTGAAGTAGGTGATAATGTAACTCAGGCGCAGCGGCTTGATAAACTACGTCGTGAAGTCGGTTTTAAGAATACGATTAACCAAGTTTTTTTCGGAGATATAGAGAATGTTTGAGACTTCTTATTTTGACAGGTTACAGGATTACTTGGCATCCGGTTGTACAATGGAACTCACGGATGATGAGATGGATTATTATAATGCGCTGTACGCCCTGATTGGCATACAGCGGAAATATGGTAAGGATAATGCAATATCTTTCCTTATGCATGATCCTTTTCAGGTAAAGAGGGCCAAAGCCAGAGAGATGTATAATGAGGCTATAAACCTGTTTTTTGCAGATGATTCAGTAGAAAATAATGCTCACCGAAATATGATGTATGATAATCTGCAGAAAGCGGCACAGGTTGTATTAATGAACGCACATTCTTCTAAGGACATGGAAGTGTATGGAAACTTGATGGTACAGGCAGCTAAAATTAAACAATTGGATAAACCTGATCCGCAAAAACGGAAGGAAGTTAACGAAAAGCCTATAAAAATTTATATGCTTGATACGCAGGCTGTAGGAATTCCACAGGTTAACAGGCAATTGCTTGCTGAACAGATTGATTCTATTCCTGATATTCCGGAGCGGGAGAAAGTTCGTTTAAAGAGGGATGCACAAGTGATTGATGTGGATATAATTGAAATGCTCGATGACCAGGAAACAAAAACTAAAGACATCGACTGATGATGTAGAACAGCGATACGCAAATTGGATGGCCCAGCTCATATCAATAATGATGCCATGGGCGCTTTATTGGATTGCCGGGCGTGCCAGTGCTAAAACAGTGCAAGTATTATCAGAACGAGTGCAAGAAGTTGCACAAGATTGTCAGGGAGCGCCGTTCGCATGGGTAGCTGATACGTATTCAGATTTGCATAAGAATGTCATTCCTTCGCTTATAGATGGACTTTCCCTGTTAGGGTGGGAAATAGGCATTCACTATGTGATTAACCAGGAGCCGCCTAAAGAATGGCAGGAAAGAATGTACAATGTATGTACGGACTGGCGTAACACTATGGTCTTCTATACCGGATTTAATTTCACATTCATCTCTTTAGACAGACCGTCTATCGGTGCAGGACGTTCGTATGTTGGAGTGTTCGGTGATGAAGTCAAGTATTTCCCGGAGGAGAAATTTACGAATCTGTTGAAAGCTGTACGAGGTTTCAGGGTGAAGTATGGAATGAATGTTTGGTACCGTAGTCGTACCCTTACTACCGATATGCCTAATCCTAACCATATTGGCGAATATGACTGGATTCTGAAACTGGCTAAACAGAACGATAAAGATAAGATTTTGTTAATGTTGCAAGCCGGCTTTGTCTATAACGAGACGAAAAAGACGTATGTAGCTACTTTGCAGGAATATAATGAAGTGCTGAAGAAATATCGCTTTGATAAGTCATTAGCTCCCAATCTTAATAAACTTCAACGGGCACTGGAACTCGCAGGGCGCAATATGAAGCGATGGGAAGAACGATGGATCAAGACACGTTCACGTACATCGTTTTTCTTCATTTCGTCCTCTTATGTCAACGCAGACGTTTTAGGGCTCGATTGGTTTAGTGATGAATTTTCCGAAGGGCTTGAAGGAATTTTGTGCAATATACTTTCGATTATCCCGAAATTGGAAGCTGGGCAAATGTTTTATTGTAATCTGGCTATCCGGCATTTTTATGCTGATGGATTCATTAATGAGATTATAGAACAGAAACCGCTGGGATGGAAGGAGGATTGCACAGTGCTTAGGCATTTAGACATGAATCGGCCCATTGAAGCCGGAATGGACTCCGGTAATATGCTATCTATGGTGTTTGGACAACAGGATAAAAAGAAATACAAAGTATTGAAAGAACTCTATACATTACCACCTAACACAGCCAGAGAACTGGCTGATAGTTTCTTGGAGTACTTTAAACCGCATAAGCGGAAGATTCTGAAACTCTACTATGATCGTTCGATGAATAACTACCATAAGGTCAAAGCAGACATGGCTACTCAGATAAAAAAGAATATAGAATACTATGCTGATGGTACAAGGACAGGGTGGCAGGTACAGTTAATGAGTATAGGCCAAGGCAATATTGGTAGTAATTTGGAATATCGTTTCTTCATGGATTTGCTAAGTGGCAATTTAGAGAGGGGATTGTTTACCATTCAATTCGACCAGTATAATTGTTCCAACCTCAAGAGTGAGATGGAAATAACCGGAACAAAGACCGTAAGCCGTTCTAATGGCAGCTCAGAGATAGTCAAACTAAAGACAGGAGACAAGTTACCTACCAATCGATTACCTAAAGAATCAACCAATCTTACGGATGCACTTAAATATCTTATGTTACGTAAGGAATGGATACGGATATGGAAGACGGGACGCAATCTGTCTGTTGCGTCTAGGATGTAGTTCGTTTTTTATTCGAGTGGTTAGCCTCGCAGTCTATGAAGATAGCGGGGCTTTTTCATGTACACCTGCCTGAGGCAGGCAGATAGGTAGCATTTTCTTAGGGAAAATTTGATAGTGGTGGGATTGTAAGGATTTTGTCATATTTCCCGCCCCAAAAGGGGGGTGCGACCGCAAAAAGGGGTCGGCGCGTGTCGGGCAGAACTTCGTTTCATTTGCGGTTTTTTAGAAACCGCAAATAGTTTTATGGTTGAAAATCAGTGAATTAATGATTGGAAATGTTTTTTCTGATGTAAATATCTCCCCAATTTGGAAGAAAAACAACCGTATTTAACTGCAAAATCAAAAAAAGGTATTTTGGAAGATAACTAAAATATAATCATATATAATGTATATCTATATCCATTATATCTATAACATATTATATATCAATAGACTAGGTAACACACGTTATTGAAATAATTCGAATGATAAGGATACTTAAATCAAAATTGAAGTAAATCAATGTATAAAATAATATCATGATAAAACTAAGGTTCTTAAATGCAAATTTTTTCCATTTTAAAAGGTCTGCTATAAATAAAATCATATATTTGTTATTTAATAAATATGTAGAACTATGTGGTACAAAATAAATATGCATTGGAACAAGAAAAAATTAGTTTTTTGGCTAGCAAAGTCTAAATTACCCTTTTTTTTAACGACGGTAAAGGTTAGATTATGGCTAATTTTGATATTGTTTATTTTGATGATTGTTTTATTATTCTATGCTTTCAATAAGCAATATCCGGAGTTTCGTGAGACTAGTATAGTATATAATAAAACGCAATCTTTATTATTTAATAAAATGTATATCCATTGTGATTTGCGTGAGAAAAGTGCAATATTATATTATGAGTTGATGAATAATTTTTTAGATTTCAAAGAAAGAAATGATTCGCTAATATTTAATGAAAGGAACTCTCTGAATGATAAATTATTTCCTAAAAGTTCGCTTAATTGCAACTATTTTTGTCGTAAAAATAGTACAGATATTGATTCTATTATGATATATGGATTCACAAATTTAACTATTTCAAATATAAGTAATGTAAAACTGGATGAGTCATATAATAAGTTTTATGAAGACACAAAAAATGAATGCCAAAGCAATTATTTGTATCAGTCCAATGTAAAAGATAATAAAAAGGTAATTACTAATAGAATTGAAAGGTATTATTATAAAAACAAAGGGTTATGTTCTGATTTTAATTTCCAGCATTTTAAATTTGGGGGTGAAGATATGTACTCTCCTAATGATAATCCATATACTTTATATCAATTATTTATGCCAGATTATGAGAAAAATGATTTTTATGGCTATTCTGACGATTTTCAGATTTCTATAATTTTAAATCAAGGAAAAACTCTTGTATTGGATATTTTCCCGGAACCATCATCGAAAAATTCAAGATGTATAAGCTACAAAGGGCGAAAAAAACTGGAAGAGATTATAGAGAATCAAGGGGTTTATATTTATTTACAAGATATAGAAAAAGCTAATAAAATAAGTCGATTTCAAAATTATGCATCTTTATTAGCGGGTGCAATTTTAGCTTGGATTGTTGAGCTATTTGTGAGTATTATTTTGGTTTGGAAAAGATTAGTTGTAACAAAATAGCTATATTCTATAGAGTATATAACAATCTTCGAACATAGCAAATCTATTTGAAAATCAGGAGTGAACTCTTATTGTCACATAATATTATAAAAAGCAAAGTAAAAAACTCTGATTTTTCTTTGATATATAAGTTTTTTTCAGCACTTTTGTGTCGCCCCAAGAATTTAGTATAAAAACGTCATTAATGACAAACACATGGATCCCTTTTCAAGATGTAATCCGTAAAATCGGATTAAGGTTAATACTAGACCTTTGGGCGCATCTTGATAAGGGATTCGCCATTTCTAATGATTATGAAAACTACTATTGAAGCTTATACAATTACAATTAGAAAAAAAAGAGAGAAAGAACCTTGGTCATTTGCTGATTCTCCTGATATTTATAAATTATTATCTGATAGTGAAACCGGATTCATTAAATATATTGATAAAAATGTAACAGGGGATCTCCCTGCTGAAAAGATGACTGTAAGAGTTCCGCCAGAAGGTCATGATCATAGTGATCTAAAACGTTATATTTGTGGGATAATAGAAACTGGCTATTATGGTAAAGAATATGAAGCTGTAGACAAGGACGATCCTAAAGATGAGACTAAAAAGATTTTCTTAGGTAAAAGTAAAGCCATCTTGAAACCTTTTTTCTATTATATTCAGATTCCAAGAAAGGGAGATAAAGCTTTAGTCATATTAGAAAGAATAGATAACAATGGCATATTTCCTTTGATAAGAAGTATTTTAATATCATTTCTTAACTTTCATTTCGGAGCAGGAGATCTTTATATAATTGATAGAGGTAGTGTTGTGTTAGGGGCATATTTAAAGAAACTTCGTGAAGGAAAATATAATTCGTTATCTCTGTCCGCTAACTCTATACCAACAGATGCTTCTGAACGCTACTTTGGCGGTTTAGACTCTGAAGACTTCACTCTTGAATTAACTATGAAATTCAAGAAGAATATGAGTGAAGTAAAAGAGAAAAAAATTCGTGAAATGGTTAATTCTGGAAAATATTTATTTGATTCTCCGGAATTAAACGCTATATTTGAAGACTCAACTCAAAAGGTGTCATCCACAATTGGAGGAGGAAAGACAAGAACTTTGTATTTGAATGACGAGGAGAAAAACATCATTCATCCGTACTATGACTTAGATGTCAATGGAAATACTAAAGGCTTCTCAGATTATGAATCAATAAAAAAAGCAACAAAAAAGTTTATAGAAGATAATCCTGATTTCAAAGTATTTGAATAGATGAAAAAGACATTTACATTTATAAATATTAGAGAGATCCTTCAGAAAGAAAAAGAAATTCTGAAAGCTGATCCTAATAATAAATGGGTATTTATAGGATTACCACTGTTGTTGGGGATTCTGTGTAGTCTCTTATTCTATAACGATACAAAGGCCATATTAGGCATCCTTACTTTATTTTTGTCTATCTTTATTCCAATATTTATAAGTTTGTTAGCAACAATGATTTCATTCGTAATGAATAAAATCAAAACTCGTCATAATAAAGAAAGAATACCTCTAATTAAAGAAACATTTTATAACATCTGCTATTTAATTCCAGTATCTCTTTTTTTGTTAGTATTGTCATTACTAATGAACTTAACGATTGGAGATGACTGTGTTGTTTACCAAACATTTTTTGAGTCACCAATATGTAATACTATATTTTTATTTAAGATAACAGTTCATTTCATTTATCTTTTTCCTATAGGAATACTTTTTTATGGAGGAGTTGCTCACTTAGTTATGAATATTTTAATGGTTACTAAAAGAATCTTTAAATTGTTTGATAAAGAGATTGATCTACTAACTAGTCCTGAAGAAGATTACGGAGCTCCTAAAAAGAAAGAGAATGATAACTCGAAAGATGGAAAAGAAGATAATGATGAGGTTAAAGATACATTATAAGGGCTATTTAAGATATTTTGGCTTCATTGGCATGAGGCAAAACTTTGACAAGTAAAAGGGCTTCCACGGGTTGGGAGCCCTTTTTTATTCTTTAAAGCGCATATTTTGTTGTTATATTTTGGTATTATTAAATATTATACTGATATTTGTGTGTTGGGCACAAACAAATGATTCACCTCCTCATATTGTGTAATCTATATATTGGGTCTTGGATGATTCCAGTCAATGCACAATATGAGGAGGTGTTTTTTTGTATAGCACACACATATTTTTACTAAATATTTAATGAAATGAAGAAGATTATTTTTCTAATGCTGATGTTTGTCAGCGTCAATGTAATGGCTCAAGGAAATCCATTGCAATGTGATAGTGTAATTCAAGTGAAGGATAAAAATGCCACTACGTTGTACCCAATGTTGAAGGCGTGGGCAGCAGTAACCTATAATTCGGCAAATGCTGTTATTCAAATGGATGATCCTCAAAATGGTATTTTGATATGCAAAGGGACTTTTAAATATGCTGCACCTGGAGGGATGTCTTATCGATGTATTGATGGATGGGTAAATTATACTTTGAAGATTCAAGTAAGAGATGGACGATATAAAGTAACAATGGGGGATTTTAATCATGAGACGAGTGATTTGGAGTGGAAAAAGACATGGAGTTTTGGACTTATAACTGATAGAGAAAAGTATAAAGAAAAGGGTATGCAGGATAAACGATGGACTAAGACGTGGCCGGACTTAAAACTGAAATGTGAAAGGGAGTATATGGCAATGATAGTCTCATTATCGGATGCAACTTCTGGTAAAAGTCAGATACTTGACACAAATAATGACTGGTGAATACATCGACATTTAAAAGAAAAGTGACACTAAAAATGCTACTTTTCTTTTGCACTCTCAAATTTTATCCGCATATTTGCAGAGTCAAACAGTTTATCACTTAATGATACCGGATTGAGCAACGGATAATGCTCACGAAATTCGAGGGCTTTTTTTATGCCCTTACTTATCATTTTTCTGATACTCGGAAAATGATACATATGAAATGGCGGTTGCCTTTCCCATTCTTCTTTTGCTCTCTGGAGTTAATTGATGAACTGTTTGACGACACGGGAAATGGCAGCCGTTTTTTTCTGCCTAATAGTCAAACAGTTCATCAACATGAAAAAAGAAAAGAAAGTCCTCACCAAATGTGTAGAGGCAAAGAAAGTCAAAGAATTTTTCAACGAAATTAGTGATTTAATTACTTCCGGACACGATAAAGTCTGGACGAGTAAAGATGAAAACGGTGAAATGAATTTCATCGTAGGTAATAGCCGTGTGAATATACGTATCAATGCTTCAATGATGAAAGGAGGTACATTATGAAACGGGATAAATCTATAACTAATAAAAACATCTTTGTGACAAGTGAACGTAAACATACTGATACTGAATCAGGAGAATATAACTATAATATCAGTTATCTAGGTAACTATGAATTGTGTGAATTGACAGCTGAAGAAGTTGTTGAATTAATAGCTTGTTTGCAAAATGCACTCCAATCTAATGGAGAGAAAGGAGTTAAACTATGAGTAATCCGATATTTAAAATTATAAAAAGCTGTAGTTATTCAGGTGGTATAAAGTGCATGGAAGAATATACTATTGCTTTATATTCTAAATATATATGCACTTGTGCTAGGGAAGAACTAATAGAACTTCGTAATCAATTGGATTTAGCTTTGAATGACCAAAGAATAGTTGTAAACGAGAAAAGAGATTCAGATGAAAGACAGTGAGATACATTATTTCCTTTCAGGTTTAAAAGACCTACGCGAATTATTTTTAGTCATTGATGAAATTGAATCAGAGACAGGCATGACACCTGATGTGATTAGATACGGAGATAAAAAACTGAAATATAGTAGCAAAGATGGTAAATCTCTGAAAAATGGAGATTTAAACGAGGAAATATATATAGAAAGAAATTTGATTCCTGCTAAATGACTATTTCAAATTTTGAGTTTGAAATAGTCACAAAAAGTCCCGATTGTATTTACAGTCGGGACTTTTTTGTGTCCTTTTTTAAGGTCGAACTCAGACGTAATTTTGCATATAAAGTTTAAGATATATGGGATTGAATAAAAGATTGTATGAAGAAAAGCAAAATAGAAAGGTTAAATATAATCGAATGCCCGATAATAGGTGGCCTCTTGATGTGACTATCGAAGGAGATACAGGAATGACTCAACAGTGGGAACGGCAGCAAGATACAAAAGCTGTAGCGTTATTCAATAAGAAAATTCGAGCGTGGGGAGCAAAAGTAGATAGTGCGCTTCGAACATCAATTGGAATTCACATAGAGGAGGATAAAGAACTGTCAAAAAGTCTAAAACAGAATTATAGACATTTTGGAAAGTCTCCTAAGAGAGGTGAAGAAATCACAAGTATTGGATTTAGATTTAGAGAAGAAGGGATATTTGTGCATTTAGGTGTCGGAAAGGGATATAACATGGAAGGAGGGACGCGGGTCATAACTAAAAAAACAGATAGAGAATGGCGGAGACGTCCTAAACCATGGTTTAATTCTATCATAGAAAAACATATTCCAGAATTAGTTGAGATAGTGAAAGAATATTGTGGCTCATTAATAATAAATACAACTAGAATTTATATAAATAGAAATGGCTGAAATAAAGGAGAAAATTGGAGGCTTCCGGTTTGTTGATGCTGGAGTAGGTACCTATGCCATCAATATGAGTTTAGGTAACAATGAACTAAGTAGTTTTTTTAATGGTTCTTCCTCCAACTGGGATGGTGATCCGGTGACAATAGCCGGAGTTCGCGTTGTTCCCTGGGGAATTGATAATAATCTTCCGAAGACAGTACGTGACATTCTTGAAAAGAATAATCTGGGACCGGGCATTTTGGATCGCAAAACAGGTTTGATGTATGGTCAAGGTCCGATGCTTTATCGGGTGAATGTAGTCAACAACGAACGTGTGCAAGAGTGGTTGATAGATAATGAGATACAGGAATGGCTTGATACATGGGATTATCGGAGTTATATTCGTAATGCTTTTGTAGAGTACAATCACATGAAAGGAGTATTTGTGAAATACTATGCAGCCAAATCAATCCGGATCGGTAAACCGTGGATAACCCGTTTGGAAGCCCTTCACAGTACAGATTGCCGGATGGTATGGCCGGAGAATGACAGCCGGAGATTGGAAGATGTGAAACAATTTCTTATTGGGGATTTTGACAGTTATACCAGTAAGAGGATGATGTTGTATAGCATCTTCGATAAATGGAATCCTTCAGCTACGGAAACCGCTGTGAAATATCATAGTATGCGTAGTTTTGGGCGCAATATGTATGCGATTTCCAGTTTTCATGGTTCGATTCCCTGGCTATTGGATGCTAATACCCTTCCGGAAATAATCCAATATCTAAATGAGAATATGATTGCATCTGCATACATTGTTCATGAGCCGGAAGAGTATTGGAGGCAGAAAGAAGAAATGATACGTGCCATGCACGAAGAATGGAGAGAAGCACAGATATACGAAGAAATAGACCGTTTGCGGGATGAACTTACCAAGAGGATTGCAGATGTCATGGCCGGTAAAAAGAATGCAGGTAAATTCTTCACTTGTGTGGACTTTGTGGATCAGGACGGAAACCTGCAATCATGGAAAATCGAGCCAATCGAAATGAACGTAGATAAATACATCGCAGCACAGGCGGAAATATCAAGGATAGCTGATAGCTCTACTACAAGCGGCTTTGGATTGAATCCTGCGTTATCCAACATCATCATCGACGGCAAAGGTGACAGTGGCAGCCAAATGCTATATGCATTAAAGATTTTCTATGGGGCTGATACACAAATCCCGGAGGAAATAGCGTTGGAGGCCCTGAATGATGCGGTCCGAATAAACTTTCCACATAAGAAAGGTCTTTTTATTGGTATGTATCGCAAGGTTATCAATAAAGAGGATAATGTAACGTCAGATAAACGGGCAGCAAATCAGGTGTAATTATGAAAAACAGACAGATAGATTTTCCGGATTGTTGGGAGGAAGTTCTTCCTGCAGAGTGGTTATACTTGCTTCGCTTGCGTCAGAAATTGATTGAACGCCCTAAAATAACTTTAATGGACGTGAAACGAGAGTGGTGCCGTTTTGTTCTTTCCAATCGTGGCATCCGGAGAAAGAGCAGCATTGATTATTATGTTTTGATTGATGAATTAGCGTTGACGCTGGGATGGATGTGGAGTGAAGGTAAAGGGGGGAAAGAGGTTGAACTTATCTTTTCAAGTACAAAGAATCTGTTACCTGAATGGAAACAATATAAAGGTCCGCTTTCTCATGGCAGTGATTTGACATTTGGGGAATTCCGTAATGCGGTTATGATGATGAATGGCTACAATGATACACAGGACCCTTCTTTATTGCAAGCCTTATGCGGTATTCTTTATCGTTGTCCAGGAGGAAAAATAGGAAAGTCTGATTTTGATGGTAAATACAGGGAAGAATTTAAGCAGGAACGAATAAATTTCTATTCAAACAGGATTAGGATGATGCCGAAGCAGGTTCAGTGGGGAGTATATGCATGGTTTGCTTTCTTCTGTCACTATTTGCTTACAGGCACATTTATTATTGATGGAATAGAGATTTCGTTCGAATCCATCTTTACCAAAGAAACACAGGACGCGAACACGCCCAAGGAGCAAAGTCTGGGAATGAGTGGAATTCTGTTTTCCGTAGCAGAATCCGGAATTTTTGGAAATATAGAAAAAGCGGATGATACATTATTACTCCGCGTAATGATGAAGTTGCTGGATGATAAATACAAAGCAGATGCTTTATTAAAGCGTAACAAATAAATGATATAGTATGATATTCAATAAGGATGATAATGGTAGTAGGGAACTACGGGAACTGACTGGGAATTATTATGCAAATAATGATTTCAATAAAATCATAACTGATATTGAGTTGGCAACAGAGGAAATTTCCGCATTGATTGGTGTTGAACTATACAAAAAAGTGGAAGGCTGGTATAAAGAGACAAAAGAGGATGCAGATCAAGACCTTATAAAGAAAGTACAACGGCCTATCGCTTTGTTGGCTACATTACGTATGTACCAAAAAAATGATCTAAGTCATGAAGATGATGGGCGTAAATTCAAAATCGCTACAGATAACAGTGAAAAGCTCCCTTGGGAATGGCAATTAGATAGGGATGATGCCCGGCATATGGAAGATTATTATAAAGCAGTAGACGCTTTGATACGTTATCTCAATACTTCTGAAATTAAGGAATGGAAGGAGGGCCGGACTTATAAAATGTCTCAGCTATTACTGATACGCAGTGGAGCGGATTTTGACACCTATTTTCCTATTGACAAGAGCGAGCGTACTTTTATGTTATTGCTGCCATTCATCAAGGAGGCACAATTGCTTTATGTGAAAAAGGCATATGGAAACGGGTGGAATGCACTCTTGACTATGAATGAAAATAATGAAGCGCATTTTGCAGCTTGCAAAGCTGTTACATTATTGGGAATGAGTATTGCCCTAAAACGTATGCAACTGAAAATTATTCCAGCAGGAGTAATCAGGGGATATGTGTCTGCAAGTGGTGCAATGGAGAGCGATCCTGCATCTATTGAGGATATCAAGTTATTATCCGAATGGATGAATGATGATGCTATGGTTTGGATTGATGAGATGAAGAAGGCAAGAGACGGTGGAGCGGTCACCTATAATCTGTTACCAGAGAATGATAAACATAACAAATACATGAGATTATGAATGTGATTCAAAGACCTAGAGCAGAAGAGTTCTGTGCTACGATGCAGGATTATATTATAGATACGGATTCTACCATAACTTTCTCTGTGCAGTATGGAGGTAAAACGGTTTTGGAAGAGGAATATGTTCCGGATGCCAACTATCAGGTAAGAGTGCGAAAACTGGGCAAATTCTGTGAGTTGGCTTTATGGGGAGTATGGTGTGCTGGAGAAGCAAGTTGGCAGACAAATGCTGCTGGTACCTTTACTTTCTTTATCAATGGACTACAAGATTCACAAAGTTATGTGATGTTTAGCCGGCTGCAGACAAAAAAAGAGGCATCGGCTCCAGGATGGTTGAGTGAGGTTCGGGAGAAAGTGACACGTAATGGTGCAATGGAGTATGCAAGTAGCGTATTTACAGATGGTGATAAAGTGTTATTGAATGTCCGTACTTTATCCGGAGCGGTTTATCCGGAACAACTATATGTACATAAAGGGGAAAAAATGCCTGTAACTTTGGATGTAAGTATGGAAAGGGTTGGGAATATTCTTCCAGATATAAATGAAATGATCCGTAGTTATGAATTGGTGAAAGGAAGTGATGTTTTTAAGTTTTTGGTAGATCAGACGAGATATGAAGAGGTTCAACGTTTCCGGTATAAAAACGTATATGATATGCCGGAAACAATGACTACCGTAGGCGGTATGACTATGAAAGGCAATGATGAGAGTGATACGGCGAAGATGTTTGGTGTAGATCGTAAATTCGGAGTAAAACCAAAGGATGAATATACAGTTAGTAGTGGGGTTATTTTCCTGCAGAGTGATTATAAGTTATGGCATAATCTGTTGAATGCCCAAGAAGTAGATATCTGGTATGAAGATAGTTGGTTCCCTATTATTGTGACAAAACAGAATTATGAACGTAGCTTTAACCGTAGCATACTGAAAGCTATAGAATTTACATTTAAAATGGCAGATGTTGAACAGAATAACTTAATTTAATTATGATAGATATCATCCGGTTCAGAGAACTAATGGTGGAGCTTCAGGTTAAAGTTAATCAGAAGAGCGAAGATAAGATTGATTGTTGTTTCCTGGCAGTTAAAGAGGAACACATGGTCAAGAAACTCAAGGATAAAACAGGGGTACTTCTGTGTGCCAATTATCCCGATGCGGAAGGAGATTCTAAAAACAAAGATAACTGGCAGGAGGATAATCAGGTAATCTTCTTTATTTGTGAAAAAATTGCTTCCGGTAGTAAGACTGACGAGGAAGAATTGCTCCATTATGCCAAGTTACAGCGAATTATGTGTGTATTGAAAGAAATAATTCGGCAGGATGAATACTGCAATTATCTTTCTGTAGGAAGTAAAATGCGGACAGAATGGGAATATTCTATGTTTGGAGGATTCAATGGATTGAGTTTGGGATTAACGATAGCAGACTATGACTGAATTATATATTGATGGGACTTCGGTGGTACTTCCTGCCGACTTTAGCACTTCTGTAAAACGTGAGAATCCTTTCTTTACAAAGAATGGGGAGTATACGTATGATATTACTCTTCAGCTTAGTAACTCAATTAATGCAGACTTATATGAACATCTGAACAGATTGAACTCTATTGCCGAACTAAAGACCAAGAGACAGGCTGTATTGGTCGCTGATAACCGGGTGTATTGCAATGGTACGGAAATCATAACGGGATGGACAGATTCAACAGTATCCATACAAATAGCTTCGGGAAACTCCGAATTGAATTCTTTCATTGGAAACGATTTGCTTGTATCATCATTGGATATGGGAGAAGATGAAATTCCAACAGGCATTATCAATAACTTGGTAAAACGCATATATCCGGACGTGGATTATTGCATACCTCCTGTAATGACAGACAAGGGTGTGATTAATGGATGGAGGGTAGCTGTAACTGTTGTTACTACTTCAAAGCCAACTATATCTCCCAACTATTTGAGAGAAACAGGAGTGGATATTTATCTGCAACCGTATCTTTGCGCTTATATTAGAAAGTTAATGAAAGCACTTGGATATACAGTTTTGACTAATCAGCTGGAAGATTCGGAGTGGAATTTGCTCTATTTGCCACAAAATGGGCACCCCAACCAATATGCAAAAATGTTTCCCGGATGGACTATAAATGAACTCATCACGGAATTTGAGAGTTTTTTTAATCTGTGTTTTCTTGTCAATAATAGAAAGAAGGAAGTTTCTATACTGTTCAGGGCAGAATATTTTAAAAATGCACCGGTTTGCCATGTTCAGCAAGTTGTAGATGAATACGAAACAGAAGAGGGGGAGAACGACAAAGACCCTTCTCAAAGTAATGTGTTGATAGAACCGACTGACAGTGAATATTACAAGCCACAGCATATAGATAAAAATATTCTTTCTTCTGCGACCCGAAAGGATTTTGATACAGTACTGGAATTCACTCAATTTGTAGAAAGTATTAGCTCATCCGGATATCAGGCTGTTAAAAACTATCTGTTTTATACACATGATAGTTGCCGGTACTACATTACGGTGCCTGATGATTCGAATAGGGGATGGCACACAGATGAAGTAAATATGTTTGGTGATGTTCTTCGGGAGCAGAGTGAAAATGAAATTAAATTAAACATTATGCCTTCCGATATGACGAACTATGGTATAGAACGGATCACTTATGAGAGTGGTATGGAGCCGGTATTTATGCCCGACTCTGAACGATCACTTGTAACAGTTCCAAAAATAACCGGAAGCAAGATTGGTACCAGTGATGAAAGTAATGGTATTTATGAGTTAATACAAAGCGGAGAAAACATCCCTACGGAAAAAGATAAGAATCAACAAAAGATTTCTGTATCATACTACAAAGGAATGTCACCGATGACTCTTTACGTAAAGCGCAAAGATGATAAGGATTTTAATCCTAAAGTTTTCACGATTGATTACCCTCATTCTTTTAACTGTGAGGACACCCCATATACAGGTAATTTGCGCTTAGCATATTTAGATAAAATGCTCTATTCACGTATGTACGATATTGATTATAAGCACGGCATCAAGATAAAGAGTTATGATGTTAACGTTTATGATACGCGGAATATATTTGAAATCCGGAACAAACGTTATGTCTGTAAAGAGATAGAGGATGTTATCAATGCTGATGGAAGGTCTGGAGCATGGCAAGGCACATTCTATCCGATTCGGATTAGTGATGTAGAAGCGGAAAAACGGTGGATTCTGACAGATGGGAAATGGAGGGACGGCGGTATATGGCTGGACAGTGGACGATGGTTGGATGGCTAGATCATAAGGCTCGCAAATACAAGTGTGGGCCTTTTTCGTGTCCTTTTTTAAGGCTTCTTTGGAGGGTACTTTTGTGTATTAATTAATTAGTTTATGGGAATTGGTATTAATGACTTTAGAATAGCTATTCGCATTGATAATGCCGAAGCAAAGCAAAAATTAGTTGAAACGAAAGACGTTATTTCTGTTTTAAGAAACGAACTTTCTAAAATGGAGACTGATGGCAAAAAAGACACAGCAGTTTATATAGAGAAAAAAGCAGCTCTTGATAAGCTTAATAATGAATATAAAGAACATAAAAAGGTTGTAGGACTGACCGGTCTAACTTATGATGAATTGAGAAAAGGAGCACGGACATTGAAAGTGCAAATGGATCGTTCAATTCCTAATAGTGAAAAATGGTTGTCATATCAACGCGATTTGAATTTAGTAGAAGAACGATTGAAAATATTGAGAGGACAAATTGATTCTACTGAAATGTCTCTGTCGAAATTTCCCAGTGGGTTTAACAAATATGCTGCCATCGGTGCGAGTGTAATTGCTTCATTGACAGGAATAACCTTGACCGCTCGTAAATGTGTGGATGAGTTTGCACAGATGCAGGAAGCGGAAAGCCAGGTGCGTAAGTATACAGGTATGACGAGTGAACAGGTTGCTGATTTAAACGAGGAGTTTAAGAAGATGGATACCCGTACTGCACGTGAACGTTTAAATGAGCTCGCAGGAGATGCCGGACGACTTGGAATAACAGCGAAAAATGATGTTTTGGAGTTTGTAGAAGCTGCTAATATGATTGATGTTGCACTTGGGGAGGACCTAGGACAGGATGCTATCAAGAATATTGGCAAGTTGGCAGATATGTTTGGTGATAGCGAACGTTCAATGAAAGAAAATATGTTAGCTATCGGTAGTGCAGTGAACGAAGTTGCACAAAATTCTAGTGCTGCTGAACCTTATTTGGTGGAATTCAGTGCGCGCATGGGAGGAGTTGCAAAACAAGCAAAACTATCAATTACTGATGTCATGGGATTTGCTTCGGCGCTCGATCAAAATATGCTTCGTAGTGAGATGGCCAGCACTGCTTTACAAGGATTGATCTTAAAATTATATCAAGAGCCTGCAAAGTACGCGAAAATAGCTCGAATGGATGTTAAGCAATTCACAACGCTGATGGAGACGGATGCTAATGAAGCTGTTCTTCAGTTCCTTGCTAGTTTGGGAAAATTAGGTGGTATGGATAAAATGGCACCTGTTTTAAAGGAAATGAAGTTGAGTGGTGCTGAAGCGGCCGGAGTTATCAGTGCATTAGCTAGCAATATTGAGAAAGTCCGTAAAGAGCAGGAAACAGCTAATCAGGCGTTCATTGATGGTACCAGCATCACAAATGAGTATAACGTACAAAACACAACGGTTCAGGCAGAGCTGGATAAAGCTAAGAAACATTTTAAGGAAATCCGGATCGAACTTGGAGAACGGTTACTTCCAGTTATGAAATACATGGTGAGTACCGGTAGTCTTACAGTCAAAGGATTAGTTAAAATAGTATCCATATTTAGTAAATATAAAAATGCAATTATACTTGCAACATCTACCATTGCAGGATATACAATTGCTGTCAATGCTTCGGTTATTGCAGATAAAGCTAAAGTACTTTGGACTGGTAAAATTGTCACGGGGCTAAAAACTTTATATAGTGTTGCAAAAGCACACCCATGGGGATTACTTCTAACAATAGGTGCATCCCTCATTGGTTTACTTATTGATACTAATAAACAGTTAAGTGAGAGTGAACGTCTGGAAAGAAAACTTCAAGATATTCGTAGACGATCTGTTTCTATTGTAAATCAAGAAGCTGCATCAGTTAAGGATTTCTTAAATATAGCTAGGGATGAGAAAAGAAGTAAAGAGGAGAGGGAGGCTGCAATAAAAAGATTAAATGAACTATCTCCTGAATATTTGGGTAATCTTACTTTAGAGAAAATAAATACAGAGCAAGCCACTAATGCTGTAAATGCCTATATTGATAGTTTACTTATATTAGAGGAGATAAAACAAACTCAGCAGAAAGTATCTGAATTGAATGACCAAAAAAATGATATATTAAAGAATGGTCCAGATAATGGTTTTTTAGAGGATATTGAGGCTGGCGCTGCTAATATGTTGAATGGATTTAAGCAGTCTCTAGGTTTAATGACAGATTCATGGGCTGACAATGTTTTGGATAGATATATAAATAAAGGTGTTAATCAAGTGAGAGCTATTGATAACGAGGTGGCTCTACTAAATGCGCACATGGAAGAATCTCGTAAGAAATTGATAAAAATAGAGGTAGAAAAGAATACAGAAGGAGTTCCACCTCCACCGGATGGCGAAGACAAAAAGCCTTGGACTACTCGTTTGCAAAATGCAGAAAACGCATATAAAGAAGAATTATTATTGCTACAAAAGAGTTCTGATGCGTTAGCCAGAACGGAGAATGAATATCAGTTGGATGCTCTTCAAAAAGAACTGGAATTTCAGGTTGAAAGGTTGGCAATCATCAAAAAGTATCAGTCAAGTGAAAAAGATAAGAAACATCTGGCTGAATTGGGTAAATTGGAAAGTGAGGCACAAAGCGCAATTTATAATACACTAAAAAAGTCAGAAGAAACTCGTCTCAACTTAATTAAAGAATATCGGGACAGGAGGCTGAATACTGTTAATGCTGGAGAGAAAAATATTCTGCTTGAACAGTCTAAACTCAATGATAGTGGTGAGCTGACAGAAAAAGATTATAAAAATCGCCTTTTAGCTATTGAGATTGCCTCTCTATATTCCAGACTCGAAATAGCAAAAGATTATAAAAACGATGTTGCTGAACTTGAATTCCAAAATGGAGAGGTCAAAGCCAAAGCCTTAAAGGAGGCAGGGGATAACATTCTCAATCTTGAACAACAAATTAGTGATAAACGTAATAAGATCATTCGGGATAGTGCTAATCAAATTCAGAATTTCAGTAGCCAGTTTAACAAGATGAACGGTTTGGCTTCCGCAGATCAACAATTGGCAGCGTTGGAAACCTTTTATCAATCTCAATTAGAACTAGCTCGAAAGAATGGGTTGGATATTACTCTTCTTACGGTTGTATATGAAGAATCGAAGAGAAAAATTGAGGAAAAAGGAGCGAAGGATAGGGCTACTGTTATACAAAAATATGAGTTGGACGCTGCCGAGGATATTAGAGATTTAAAACTGAAAGCTCTTGAGGAGGAACATAAAAAAGGGCTGCTTTCAGAGGAAGAATACGAAATAGCAAAAAATAAAATCAATAATGAATATATTCAGAAAAAGATAGAAGGAAGTGAACAGTATTTTAATGCTGTGAGTAGTATAATGAGTAGTGCTTCTTCTGCTGTTCAGGGATTCCAAGATGCAGAAATGAACAAAGTAACTCATAAATATGACAAGGAAATAAAAGCCGCCAAGAAAGCCGGGAAGGATACAACTAAGTTAGAAGAAGAGAAAGAAGAGGCCCTAAATCAGGTAAAGAGGAAATATGCAGACAAACAATTTGCCGTATCGGTTTTACAAATTACTGCAAGTACTGCTGTTGCTGCAATGGAAGCATATAAGGCAATGGCCGGTATTCCTATTGTTGGTCCGGCTCTTGGTGCCATTGCAGCTGCGGCAGCTGTAGCTAGTGGTGCGGCACAGATAGCTGTAGCCAAACAGCAACGGGATGAAGCGAAGGGCTTGAAGTCCGGTGGTTATTCTGATGAATATGTTGAAGGATATACTAAAACAGGAAATCCGGATGATGTTTCTGGAGTTATTCCCGTTCATAAAAATGAATTCGTGACCAATCATGAGGGAGTAGAGAATCCTCATGTGCGCCAATTTCTTGATGTTTTCAATGTTGCGCAAAAGAATGGAACAATCCGAATGTTGAACACTACACAAATTTTAGAGCAGGTACGTACTAAAAGTGGTAAATATAGTGGTGGTTATTCTGATGATTCAGTATCTTCTTCCTCCCGATATACTGTTAGCGGTCATATCATGGACGAAGAGACATTGCGTAAACTATTCGTTCTTTTGAATACGAATAATGATTTGCTTCAATCTATTCTTGAGAAAGATTTAATTGTTGATTCGCGAGCTGTTCGTGATGGGATTAAAAAATTAGAGAGAATGGAAAGGAATGTGAGTCGTGGTTAGTGTCCTTTTTTAAGGCAAGAAAGGAGAGTATATTTGCAATGTGTTTGTTATAGAGGAGTATTTGCGTCGGGAGACGCTTTCCTGTCACAAGTTTAAAGTTAAAACTAAATGAAACTAGCCCCAAAATCCGTGAGGACTTGGGGTTTTTTATTGTCCTTTTTTAAGGCTTATCTGGAAGGTACTTTTGTAGTATGGAAATATATGAAGCAATTCGTCGAATGAAAGAGAAAAGCGAACGGGGAGAAGTCTTCTCATTTGCTTTTATGAGTTATAGTTATGAACGTAATAAAAGTCAGGGCATAGTCAAGGTTGAGCATGCCCGACTTCGTAAGCAAAGCACTTTAGAAACAAATCGCTTTGCTGACTATATGCTGAATTTTATAGATACAGATACTCTTGAATATGGAATGTGCTGGCAAATTCTATTGTTAGAATTTGATGGAAATGAATTAGAACTTACATAGTGCGTGATGGATAATAATTATGAAAATATAGTCCCGTGGAACGGAGCGAATGATACCGGACGTGACGTACGGCTCAAGCTGCAGAGAAACTTTGCCAAAATTGTAGTAAACTTCCAGGAATTAGATGGGAAGTTTACTACTGTTGATGATTTATTTGATTTGATAGCACAGGAACTGGATAAAAAACTTTCTAAGGTAGATAGTGACACAGCCGCCGGATTAATTACTTTTTTGAAAGGTCTTGTTTCTGAAGGACTTATAAAAGCCCAAGAAGGCATTGAATTAGGCGACTTTCTTTCTGGTATTTTAGGCAGTGGCGGATGCTTCAAGGTAAATCCTCAAAACGGCAAAACATATATTGAGGCGGATGAAATTTATATCCGCTTAAAAGCTGTTTTTGATACTCTCGAAATTCGTCATTCCACTCATGTTGGCGGGCAACAGATATTGTCTCCTGCCGGAATGACGTGTATTCGTGTCGAAGAGTACGATACTTATTACCGTTGCTTTATGAAAGCTGATGACGGAAGTAAAGCTGTACAAAATCTTTTTGCAGAAAATGATCAGGCCCAATGCCGTGATATAAATGTTAAGGAAGGCATCTATGATAATGTCAGTAATCAATATTATTGGCGTTTAGTCGTTGGCGTCGGAGATGATTATATAGACTTGAGTAAGGATGATTGCGATACAGGGAGTACTGTTCCGGCTGCTGGTGACAATATCTGCCAACTTGGGAACCGTCTATATAAAGAGAGGCAAAATGCTATTGTTATCTCTTCCTATGGTTCTGATTCTCCCTCATTTAAACAATATGCCGGAATCGATTCCTATTCTCTTGAAGGTAGGGAAGTAACAGTGTTGTCCCCATCCGGAAATGAGCTTTCCGGTAAATTACATATTCAGCCCGGTTCTACCGGTTGGCAGAGTCTTGACGGGTTACCGGAAGGAATTAAAGAGGCGGCAGATAGTGCGATTGGCGGCATTGAATTTGGAAAGAATAATCTGTTACGTAATTCCGGTTTTACAGGTGACTACCAAACGGCTAACTTGAATTCGGACACTTCTCTTGACGTAACATCGGAGTTGTATTCTCCATCTCTGAAATATTGGGATGTTGTTAATGCTGTTGCGCAGGAATCCGAAATCTCCATGTCGGGGAAAGAGGTTGTCATAAAGTCCGGCAGTATGACGCAAGCCTTATTCTATAGAATTATTCCAGGGGAATCATATATCTTTTCTTTTTATGGTAAAGGAACAAGTGTAACATTTTCGTGTGGCGGTTATGCGGAAACAATCCCTCTGACAGATGAGTACAAACGTTATATCTGCCGTTTTAAGACACTTTCTGCGGGAAGTATTCTATCTATCCACTCTGTAACAGGTAGTTTCTGCGAGCTACAGCTGGAAAGGGGGACTGTTCCATCATCATGGGGGGCATCCATGATGGATAACACTTCTGAACTGGCCCATTATCAAGAATTGGAATATCTTACGTCAGCAATAAAAGACGGTTCAGTAGATATTCTTGGCGGTCTGGTACTTGCTAATATACTGCAGTTGGGTAATTATAAGGATGGCCGGATGCAAAGAGTGACGGCAGGTATCAGTGGTATATATAATAATGACGATGACGTGTTTGCGTTTGGGGGTGGTACGCTTGAACAAGCGATTTCAACAGTTGCAAAGTATAAAGACAATCCATCTTATCAACCTACCGATGAGGAGCTGAACAGTATTGCAAAGATTGTTTTTACCCATGGTGGGCGCACAATTCTGAACGATGTTGTTTTACGCGGATACATTTATGCTTTGGGTGGTGTCTTTTCTGGAAAGGTCTCTATTGCAAATGAGAAGATTCTTTTGAATGAGGACGGTAGTGGTTGGCTGGCGAACAAGGCCATTATGTGGGATAAAGATGGTAAAGCATATGGAGATTTGTTTGATAAACAATATGCAATGAATACCAATTATGTAGAGTTGCCTACTGTACCTAAAGGTTCTATTAAGCAAATTATATTACCTTATTATGTTCTTAGGGCAATATTAACATACGAAATTAAGTTTGCAAATCAAAGTGATTTTATTGTTTATAAAGAAGGTACAAACACGAGAGTTGTAACGGGGGATACACAAATTAGCTTTGGTAAATTAGGACATGGCATTATTAGACTTACAGGTATTTGCTTTGATGCAGATTCTTCCAATACAAGATGGGTGGCAGAAGATATAAATTTTGGTTTAAATGGATAAGTGAAATTGTCGTATGGAACTAAACGAAATAAAAAAAACGGCTAGTTGGGGAGATGTTGCTACCTCGATTAATGAAAATTTTCAGAAGACTTCAATGGAAATTGAATCCTTAAAATCTTCTTTGAAGTATTTCAAAGGATATTTCACTTCTGAAAGTAGCCTGAAAGCAAAAATTCCCCTTCCACGTGTCGGGGATTATGCCTATGTTGGCAATTCCTATCCGGGAATAGTGTATGCTTGTGATGTATCCGGAATATGGTACAGTACAGGGAAATCCCCGGCTGATACCCCCGGTGTCGACTTGAATGATTATGCGAAAAAGGAAGAAACGGATACTATTAAGGCTCAAACCCTGAATAACGCTTCTGATATAGGGCGCTTGACTAACAGTGTCAACACGGTGCAGGAATCCGGTTTCCACTTTCCTGATTCATCGGGTAAAGATGTAATGAACTATACCGATAAAGGTTTTGATGTTGCTAAGGTTTCAGCACACCTTTTGTCACTCATTCTTTCAACGGGAGTAATATCGGAAGAGATGCTGTCTGACGAAGTAAAAGAGTTAATAAATACACTGAATCTGGGCGAAGCGCCCGGTACAGCCTATGAGGGTGACAAAGGAAAGGCTAACGCTGATGCGATAAAAATACTTGATGCTTCGATAAAGGCTATGAATAATTCTCTTGAATCAGTTTCGTTTATCATGAAAGTCAATGAACCCGGCTTTCATTTTCCTGACTCTACGGGGAAAGATGTGATGAATTACACAGAGAAAGGTTTTGATGTTGCAAAAATATCAGCTCATTTCCTTTCTCTGATTCTTGCAACTGGCGTGGTAACATCAGATATGCTTTCAGATGAGGTGAAAAAATTAATAGCATCGTCTTCGGGAAGTGCCGATTATCTGTCCTCTATAATCCTGAAAGTGTTGGAATCCGGTTATCACTTCCCTGACTCTACCGGAAAGGATGTGATGAATTATACAGAGAATGGATTTGATGTTGCAAAGGTATCTTCGCATTTCATCGAAGTTCTTAATAGTTCGGGAATTTCAGGAAGTCTAACCTACGAAATAATAAATGATAAAATATATAACTTTTAAAAATACTATTATGGCAGGACTTGCATTTTTTATAGATAGTACTTTCGATACACACTTGGATGTGTCTCCCACACCTTCGGGTGATATTAAAGTAACAGGTATAAGCATAATTGGTGAGGCTTCCATTGATGGTGTCTCCGGCACATATTCGGTATCATATTCCCCCGCGTCTACAACACAGAAAGGCGTTAACTGGTCTATCGTTTCAGGAGCCAATTATGCTTCAATCAATTCTTCCGGTGTCTTGACAGTGAAAGAGGGTGCCTCCGGTAGCTTAGTGAAGATAAAAGCGGCATCATCTTACAACCCACTTATTTATGCTGAAAAAGATGTAACAGTAACTTATAACGATTCCGGTGCAAGCACGGTTATTTCAGAATTCTGTAGACGTGTACTTGCTGATGGTGGAATATTACTGAAAGGTTCTGCTGGAGCTACACAAGAAGAGTACGATCGTCATACTGCACTTTTGGGTATAGAGCCTAAGCTTGATTTTCTTGGGTATAAAGAAACGGGAGGTGTTATTTCTAAACTTTATTCAATTGATTCAAAATATGATTGTGATAGTCTGACTGGAATCGTGCTAAATGATGGTATTATAACTACTACGGAAGCGGCAGGTAAGATTCTTTATAATAAGAATTTCAACAATGGTGATATTAGGACAGAGATGACGCATTTGTATTATGAAGGTCCGTTGGATACATATTCGACAACCGAATCTGTATTTGTTGCAAACATATTAAAGAGCTCATATTCCGGACGTTATGATGTACAAAGCGCTAATATATTCTACATGGGCGGTCTTATCAATGTACAGTATGCAGGTAGCATTAAGGCAGGGGACGGTTTTCCTGCAACTTCTCCAACGAAGATAAAAGTGGAAGTTGATGGTAATGCATCCGGTGAGGAATATGCGCCTGGTTATGTCAAGTCGATCTCTATCAATGATGTAGATAAACTTTCCACGCGTGTACAAATGGCGGATTTCTGGTCAAATGATACAAAAGACGTTTCTTATATCAAGACATATCAGGGTTTTCAACTATGTATAGCAGGGTGATATGGAAAAGAAGATAGTACAATTATCCGATAAATCTAACAATCTGCAACCTTTGCCTGTAACGGTATCTGATGCAGTTTATTTAACAGGAATCAATCCAATCCGGGGAACAGTAGGACGCTTTTCGGACGGAGAGGATGTAAATGGCCTCACTTTAACGGAGTTTATAAATAAAGCGTTCTGCTTTCAGGAATCATTCTCTTTCTTTCATATATCAGACACTCATAAATCAATCTACGGCTTAAATAAGTGTAAGGAATTGATGGACACAGACGAGAGTATATATACGCTTGTTACAGGTGATTTGCAGCTTACTTCCGAAATGAAACAAGTTGTTGCATCAAGTGACAGGTTTCTTGTGATGTTAGGGAATCATGATGTAGCGGATGATTTCGCTCATAATCAAGCGGATGCGAAGGCTAATTATATCACTCCGTATATGACAACCAGAGCCGTAATGGGTGATCCTGAAGGCGCAGGGAGTTACTGGCATAAAGACTTTGTTGTAGACAAGAATACTATCCGTATAATTTCCTTTGATGAATATGAATACACAGAGGTTGGAACTCCATCAGGTTCACAGCATGGTGTTGTATATTCACAGAAGCAAATGAACTGGTTTATTAACTTGCTGAAGAATACTCCTTCTAGTTATTATCTGATTCTTGCGCATCACCAACCTGTATCAGCATATCGAAATGAGAATATGGGCGAGTTTATTTCAGAAAAAGCACCGGATAACTATGAATATGAATCAATTAATAACGCTTCGGACAAGAGCAAGTCCTGCGACCCTTTGATCCTTCCTAAAATCATGGATGCTTACTTGAAGAAAACGGTGATAGAAGGCACTTTCTTCTGTGGTGATGTAAATGGTACTCAATTAACTATAAATGAAGATTTTTCCGCAAGTACTCCTTGTAAATTCTTATTTCATATTGGTGGTCATACGCATTGGGATGTATGCGAATATCTTCCACTTTTTCCAGAACAATTGCAATTAGTGATAGATCAGGATAGGCCACAGCAATATAAATATTCAGATTTGAAAAGAAGTACAGGTGATGAATCTGCATATTGCATAAATCGTGTAACAATCGATTTTGATGAAAAGAAAGTGAAGTTACAACGCATTGGTGCCCATATAACGGATTCTAATAAGAATAGACAGAATCTAGAGTCTAAACTGAAAATATAAAGGTATAAATGGAACTAAACGATTGGCTAACAATACTCGGAGCTTTAGGAGGCTTGGAGGCAATTAAATGGATTGTAAATTTCTACGTCAATCGGAAGACTGATGCAAGGAAAGAGGATGCAGCAGCAGATGCAGCAGAGAATGAAAACGAGCGGAAACAAGTTGCCTGGCTTGAAGAGCGTATTGCTCAACGTGATACGAAAATTGATGCTATCTATGTAGAGCTTCGTCAGGAACAGGCGGAGAAGTTACAGCTTATTCATGATAAACATGAATTGGAATTACGGCTGAAAGAATCAGAGATAAAAAAATGTGATGTTCGCGGATGCTCTAACCGGCAGCCGCCAAGTGATTATTAATTAAAATGGGAGGAAAAGAAATGAAAACTATTGATTCGATTATTATCCACTGCTCGGCCACACGTGCCGGGCAGGATTTACGTGCAAAAGACATTGACCGGATACACAAACAAAGAGGCTTTAGTCAGATCGGTTATAATTATGTGATCGACCTTGACGGAATGGTTGAGAATGGGCGACCGTTAAGCATTGATGGAGCGCATTGTAATACCAAAGGATTTTCAGAGTCTTCGTATAATAAGCATAGTGTTGGCATCTGTTATATCGGAGGACTGGACGCCTCTGGAAAGCCTGCTGATACACGAACGATTGCTCAAAAAACTAGTTTACGTGAGCTGGTAGCAAAGTTATGTAAGGAGTATGATATTGTCGAGGTTCTCGGACATCGTGATACTTCATCCGATTTGGACGGGTCCGGTGAAGTTGAACCGGCAGAATACATCAAGGCTTGTCCCTGCTTTGACGTTCGTTCCGAGTTTTCTAATTTTCTTCGTAATACAGTGATCTTGCCATGAAAGCGCTAATTTATATAACCATATTCCTGATGTCAGGAATATGGTTGTCATCTTGCAAAACTTCTCGTAACATCGATACACAAAAGCAGATTGACTATTCAGGGGACTTTTTGTATCTGCGAAACTTAATAGAATCCCTACGGCTGGATGTGAATAAGCAAACGAAAATTACTACTGACAAACTTCGTGATCTGAAGATTGAAAATACAACTGTTTACTTATCTGCTCCGGATTCAACAGGGAAACAATATCCGGTGAAAGAAAGTATCACTACTGCAACTAAGCAGGATCAGGAACGAACAGAAGTTGATGAAACATTATCTCTTACCTTACAACAGTTTTCTAACCGATTAGATACTATTAGTAGTAAGGTGAATGCTATATTGAGCCAAAAAGAAAAGGTCGTAGAGTTATCATGGTGGGATTTACATAAAAATAAAGCATATATCATTATAGCTCTGATAATTGCAGTGGGGGGAGTGTATAGCCGAAATAAATAATCTAAAAGAGGCAGCGTTCGTTGCCTCTTTTAGGTTGTAGGTTGTACGTTAGATATCGGGAAAATCATTTCTTATTTTATCGCTTTTTACAGCGAAGTTTCTTCTAATGTATCGTTCTGTAGTATCAATAGATTTATGACGAAAGTGACGTTGTAGTTCCCAAGTATCAATACCTTCATTTACAAGTTTTACCCCTCCTGTATGTTTGAAACTGTATAATTTGTATTGATTTGAAACATTGAGTCGATCACGTATTTTATCAAACCTAAATCTAAAATTATTCTTTCCCAACATTGTTTTGCCAGGGACACCATTATGAGAGAATATATAAAAATCTTTGGGATGTGTATCGAGGTTCAAGATATTATATATATAGTCATATAATTGGCGTGGAATGTTTACCGATTCGGTCTGTCGATTCTTACTGATATCTTTGGGGACTGTTATTATGTGATTGTCAAAGTCTATGTCTCCAATTTGTAGTTGTCTGCACTCATTTGGACGGATGGCACAATAATATTCCATTTGACACACTAACCATAATTGAGGATCATGTTCCTTTATGTGCTTTGATAGTAACTGACGCTCCCGGTCAGGAATTGGTTTGGCTGCTTCATCTTTAATGCTACCCATATTAGGTATATCATGTACCGGATTAGTATCTATAATCCTTTTTACCTTTAGTAAATAATCAAAGAAACCATGTAATATTTGAGTGTACTTTTTCACTGTTCGCTGGCTTACATCATGCTTTTCTACAATATAGCATAGAAATTCGCATATTGAATTCTGTTCGAAAAAACAAATGTTTTTTTTGTCCAAACCAGTTTGCTCCACCCATTCACAAAATATGCGGAGTTTGGATTTATAAGTCTGAAAAGAGTGAGGAATTACTTCTACTTTTTTAATTGCTAAGAAATCAGAGAGATATGTACGTATTCCGATAGAACCTTTTCTTTCATTACCCCATCGTTTCGCAATGTTATGATATAGCAACTCATCATTGTAGCTAACTTTTGTGTCTAAGAATGGAATTTCCCCCTTAGCAAATTTCTCCTTAATGTCATTTATGATTTTTTCTGCGAAAGCGTAACGTTCTTCTTTGGTCTTTAATTTTGCAAAACCGTTATAGACCCGGAATCGTTTCATTTCATCTGTTTGAGGATTGCGACATGAATACTCTACGAACCATGTTTTACTCAAATCACCACCACAATCTTTTAGGTGTGGTAAGATAACAATAGACTTTTGTTTTGCCATAATAATCACTTTTAATTGTATATTGACGATTTACCAACTAAAAGACAATTATAGACACTTTGAAGATCGAGTTAAAAAGAATACATTTATGTATGTAACTAATTGATATTCTTTTAATTTTGTCGGGATACCAGGATTCGAACCTGGGACCCCCTGCTCCCAAAGCAGG